ACAAAGTCGTGAAGCCGTTATTCTATTCTTCCTCGGGAAAGTCAGGCCGCCTAGAGACCGACTACATGCTGTACGCTTCGGATGGCGTTGAAAGCGGCATTAGCACGAGCTACGACACGACTACCGGAATTTATACGGTCGCGCTGCCGGTGTTCGGATCGAACACCACACGCTACGTGGGGCGGAGCCGGTCGAGCGGAACGGCGGCCACCTCCGATGCTACCAGCGGCTATTTCGATCTGCTTGTCAGCGAGAACGCCCTGGCCGTGGGCTACCAGAGCCCGAGGAGCGAATCCTTCTTCTACGTGGGCAACGGGCACGGGTCCACGAACACCAGGATCCGCAACTTCACCAACGTGGTGAACGTGGGCACGGCGATCACTGGTGCGGTGAGCGCCACCCTCGGCGCTTCCTTCACGATTAACGAGCCCGGAATCTTCGAGTTTGTCTGCACCGATGCCCGGGTGGCCGGATCAGAAGACGTGGGCTTCAGCGTTAACTCCTCGCAGCTCACCACCAACGTCGCCTCGATCACTCAAGCCTACCCGGGATCACTTTCCGGTCGCATGGTTTACTGCGAAATTCCGGCGGCAGATAGGGCCGTCAACTGCTCCAGTGGGCCGTGGTACTTGCCCGCCGGGGCCGTCGTTAGGTGGCACACAAACTCTAATCCTGACGAAACAACGCTGGCCTCCTGTAAGGCCACGAAGGTTAGCCACTAAGGAGGCGCATATGCCGTGGAAAATTCTTGGATGGCTGGGCAAGGGGCGATAATGAAGAACCTATGGGCGAAGGCCGAGAAGCTCTGGAAGAAGTGGGAGGCAGCGGTCTTCCTGATCGGGATACCCGCAGCCTTCCTGGTCTGGCTCTACGCGAACTTCTCCACCGCTACCGCTCTGAACGAGGCGAAGGCCGACGTTACGAAGTATGTCGATAACCGGCACAGCGAGGTAAAGAGCGACCTCGAGGATATAAAGGCCGAACTCCGGGCTCAGCGTTCGCTGCAGGAGAAGATCCTCCTCCGCGTTCGTTGACAAGTTCGCCGGACCCGCGCAAACTAAGGGCCTATAGGCTTTTACTCTTTAATCGAAAGGACTCCCATGCGTAACCGCTTCTTCTTCGTAGCCCTCCCCTTCTTCTTCTCCGCCGACCCGGAAGCTCTTGGCGCCGGCGCTCCTCCTGCCGAGGCCGCCTCCGCGCCCCCCTCGCCTCCGAACGAGCGCGGCGATATCAAGGCCGCCGCTGCCGAGATGAAGGCGAGCGCGCTTAACGCTGCCGCCGAGAGCATCGGTATTCAGAACGCGCTCGAGGTCGTGCAGTTCGGCGTCGCGCTCGCGAAGGCGATCGACGACGCAAAGAAGGACGACGGCAAGATCGACCTGAAGGATATCGGTAAGCTCTTCCCGGTCGCGCCGCTCGTGGTGCCGATGATCAACGGCATCGACCAGGTACCGAAGGAGCTCGGCGACCTCGACCAGGCCGAGCTGGAAGTTCTCATGAGCGAGGCCGCGAAGATCCTGGGCGGCAGCGGGGCGAAGACCGTGCTCCGCGTGAAGGCCGCGCTGAAGTTCGCCGCCGCCGGGTACGAGCTCTACGAAGCCTTCCGGGCTTAAACGAATACCACACGAGAGAAGGGGGTCCCGAGGTAGCCGGAAACGGTGAAGGTAAAGTTCGGGGCCCCCGTATTTTTTGGAGGGCCTATGGCTAAGGGTTCAAAGATCGTCGCTATCCTTACGATGCTCGAGGAGTGGTGGCAGCAGATCAAAATTGCGATCGGACTTATTGAGCGGGCTCAGCACGAGCACCGCCAGGAGGAGATCGACGACGCTACGAAGATCGTAAACGACCCGAACTCTAGTGAGGAGGCCCGCCGTGAAGCTGTTAAAAAACTTCAGGATATTGCTAATCGCCACGCTCGTAAGTAGCTGCGCCGGTAAGCCACCCGAGATGGAGCGGCCCCTGACGATGTACTACGGCGAACCCTCGCGCGGCGAGATGTGCCAGGCCGAGGCCCAGCGCGTTCTCGTCTGGGTTCAAAAGAACCTGAGATATAAGGCGTCGCGTAAGTACGCCGCGAAGCTTCTCCACGCGAACCTAAACCAGCTCGCTACAGCCAGCTCCTGTATTAGCGCCAAGGACCCGAGGTTCGGGACGCTCGTCGGCCTCCCAGTAAACGATCTAGGGATGCTCCTTAAGCACATGGAGAACCTCGTCTATAGCTGCGAGAAGTGGAAGCAGTGATCGGCTACACCTCGGAGAAGGTCGAGAAGGAGTGGTCGAAGGCGACCGTCGCCCTCCGGCTCGTAGCCGAGGCGTTACAGCGGGCCTGGGGCGGGCCGATGTTCGTCTTCCGTATCGACTCCCCTACGAAGTTCGAGAAGGGGGTTCACGCCGCCGGCCTCGCTATGGACGTCGATCTCCGCGGCGCCAGCGAGGCCGAAATGCTCGCCGCCTGCCGGCAGGTAAACGCGGTCTTCTTCCCGAAGGGCCCCGGGGTACAGGTCGCGACGGTAAAGGCGAACCGCGCGAACTTCCCGAGCGGCGCGCGGATAGACCGGCCTCACGTACACGTACAAATTCCATTTGACTGGAAGGCCGACCCACGCAGATTCTTGAGGGAACACGGCTTTACCGGAGGCTCCCCGGCCTCCTAACCTGCGAGGCCCCGATGAACCCTACTCCGTTCGAGCGGACCCTTCTCCGCGTCTTTACCGTCTACCTAGCCGCGCTCGCGGTCCTATCACTCTGCGGCTACGACTTCCTCTCGATGACCGACCCCGCGAAGGAGGACCCCTTCCGTAACGGGCAGGCGCGCTACATGATGCTCGGCGCGCTCCCGCTCATCACCTGGGCCCTTCTCCGCGTGAACCCCTATCTCGCCGCCTTCTGGGGCTGGAGCTTCTTCCTCTGGATCCTCGGGAACTGGCAGGCCTTCGGGATGTTCGACCTCGCCCTTATCCTTTGCGCTGCCTGCCTAGGCGACGCGATCCGGGTCTTCTTTAAGCCCCACCATGCCCTGCGGACGATCGTCGCCCTGGCAGTCGCCCAGGCCGCCTACGGTCTTTCGCAACGGATGGGGTTCGACCCGTTCTTCTCGTTCCACGGTCGGTTCGCGAACGAGGCTATCGGGACCCTCGGGCACTTTACGCTGCTCGGCGCGTTCGTCGGCCTGGGGGCGGTCTACTTCTTCGCGCAGAGCCTTCGGCGGCCCGCGAACCTCGCCGGGTTCCTCTTCTGCTTGGCCGGGGTCTACGCATGCCATTCGACCATGGCCGTCCTCGGTACCGCCGCCGGCGTCTGGTACGTCATCTACCGCCGGGTTCCGAGCGTGGCATTCGGCTCGGCCGCCATAGGGGTAGCCGGGCTCGGGGCCTGGAAGTTCGCTCAGCCTGGGGCGGAGTTCTTCGGCTTCTCGGGCCGGGAGGTCGTCTGGCCCTACGTCGTTCGCGTCTGGCTCGAGAAGCCGTTGACGGGGCACGGCCCGGGATACTGGGCTGGCGCGCTTCCTACTTTCGGGATTACGGGAACGAACGAGGATCGCTGGTACCAGGCGCATAACGACTTCCTGCAGGTCCTACCGGAGCAGGGCCTCGTAGGGCTCGCGATCGTCCTCGCCGGGCTCGCCTACTTCTTTTATCGCGCGCGCGAGCTCCCGCCCCACTACGGAGCGTTCGGGGCAGCTCTCTGCGTCGGCGCGCTCGGGAACTTCCTCTTCCATATCCCAGCCTTCGGCCTTATCGGCTGCTGGCTTCTCTCGCTCGCCCATCACTCGAAAGGAACGCCATGCAAAAAATTCGCGTAAATATCCGCGGAGTCGTGAACCTCCGCCTCGAAGACCTAAACGCCTTCCAAGAGGATATTAAGATCCTGACCGACGAGCGTTACGCATCGCTTAAGGAAGAGATCCTCGAGGACGGCTTTAGCTTCTCGCCGCACGTATTCCTCGACTCCGACGGGAAAGCCTGGATCCTCGACGGGCACCAGCGCCGGACCTGCCTCGAGCGGATGAAGGGCGAAGGGTTCGAGGCCCCGATTATCCCCTGCATGGAAGTCGAAGCGGAGAACCTCGAGCACGCTCGCCGCCTCGTTCTCGCCGGCGCGGCCCAGTACGGGGTCTTCCAGGTAAAGCAGGTCCGCGCCTTCTTCCCGAAGGCGGGGCTTACGCAGGAGCTCTTCGTAAAGCGGTTCCCGATGCCCGAGAGCGTCTCGAGCCACCTTCGGACCGTTACTTTTACAGCCGGGAAGAAGGAAGAGCAGGGGCAGCTCGACGAGAAGAAGATGCTGGAGTGCCCGAGCTGCGGGCATAAGTTCGCCAAGTGAGTACGCTACGGATAGACTGGGCGACGCACGAGGCGACGAAGTTCGCCTGCGAGAACTGGCATTATTCCCGGTGCCTTCCGACCGGGAAGCTCGTAAAGATCGGTGCCTGGGAGGGCGACGACTTTATCGGCGTCGTCGTCTTCTCCCGCGGCGCGAGCCCGCACCTTCTTACGAAGTACGACCTCTCCCAGTACGAAGGCTGCGAACTTACGCGGATCGCGCTTAAGGGGCACCGAGCTCCGGTAAGTAAGATCCTCTCCGTCGCCCTGCGGTTCCTTCGCGAGAAGTGCCCCGGGGTTCGCCTTATCGTCTCCTTCGCCGACCCCGAGCAGGGGCACCACGGCGGCGTTTACCAGGCGACGAACTGGCTTTATACCGGCGAGAGCGGCGAGACGATCGAGTACCTCGTCGAGGGAAGATGGCGCCACGTTCGCGGAAGCTACCATATCGTAAAAGGGCGCGAGGCAGAGTTCCCGACGAGGACGCGGCGGGGTAAACATAGATACCTCTACTTCCTTGACGAGAGCCTCCGGCAGAGGTTTAATGAGCTTCGTAGGCCATACCCGAAGCGCGTCGAAAGCAAAGCGATCGTTGCGCCTTCCTTCCAGGAAGGAGAGGGCGGTGAGACTCCGACCTCGACGCTCCAGACTCAGAGTTCCGGCGAGAAGTAAAGAGAGAACGCTCCGCGAAAATAAAGTAAGGATATATTTGAACGGGGCGACTTTACTTTAGGGGCGAATTACCGCAGACTTTTATTCGCCGGAAACTCTTAGAGTTTTTAAATTTTTAAAGTCTTCTTGCGGCGTTCTGCCGCGCGGAGTGTTCCGGCACCCCCCAGGTCCGAAAGGGCTTGGGGGGAAGATCAAGCCAAGGAGTCGGACACTTTGGAAGTCACGGTTCATAACTGGAAGCGGTACGTCAGGAGCGACTTAAAGCGCCCTTCGTGGTTCTCGTTCGAGGTCGATTTCTTCGGCGACTCGCAATTTATGGGGCGGTGGACGCCGTTCGTAAACCAGGCCTTCTGCTACGTCGTAAGCCAGGCGATCCGCTCGGAAGGGGTCGCGAAGATCAACCCGACGCACATGACCGGGTTCTGCCTCTTGACGATCGAGCAGTTCGAGAGCGCGCTCGAAGTTCTTCAAGAGTTCGGCCTAGTTGCCGTCTCGCGGCCGGACCCGGTCGGGACCCGGCCGGAACCCGTTCGCTACATGATACCAATACAGGATGATACCAATACAGGAACTACAACTGCCTCGGCTCCCGCCTCGGTGCCGGTCGCCCCCCCTTCGCAGCCGGAACTCGAACTGCAAGACTCTCGAACCTACGATCGAGATCACGAGTCGGTTGCCGTAAAGCCGAAGCCAACGGATCTGCCGCCTCTCGCGAAGCTCTGGAACGAGCGGAAGCATCCGGACCTCGGGCAGGTCGTAATGGCTACGGGCCCGCGAAGGAAGGCCGCGAACGCGCGATGGAAGGAGCACCCCGACGAGAAGTTCTGGGCCGACGCGATCGCGCGCGTAAACGCTTCGGACTTCTGCCTGGGCAGAGTCGAGTCGAAGGATCGCGGCCGGCCCTGGAAGGCGAACTTCGACTGGTTCGTTCGCCCCGATACGATCGCGAAGATTTTAGAAGGCCAGTACGATAACCGCTCCGGGCCCGGAGGCTCTTCCCCCTCCACAAAGCTGAGCTTCTGGGCCCGGCAGCAGGCGAACGGAGGTAACGCGTGAGTCTCCCGAGGGTATCGCCGCAGCAGCTCCGGAGCCGGAAGGAGCTTAAGAAGGTCGTTCTCGAGATCGTAAACACGCCGCTCCCGGACGACATGGAGCTCGCCTATACGGATCTCCCGGACGCGTTCGAGAGCGCCTACCAGCGCGCGACGGAGCGGAAGCCCGGCGTGATGATTCCGAACCATAAGCACCTTTCGACGGCCTGCGACGGTATCCGCGAGCGCGGGTTTACGATCGTCTGCGGGCCCTCCGGGAAGGGGAAGACGACGTTCCTCGCGAACCTCTGGCACGGCTTCCACTCGCTCTCGCTCCCGATCTTCGCGGCCCCGGTCGAGAACGGGAAGGACGACTTCCTCGATATCCTCGTCTCGATCGTTACCGAGAAGAGCCGGAACTCGATGGGCTCCCAGCAGTGGCAGGAGATCCGGGCGAAGTTCAAGCACTCGTATTTCGCGAACCGGGGGCACGTCTTCTCGAACGCCGAGTCGAGGCTCTCGCACCTGGATATGCTTACCGATATCCTCCACGCGCACCTTACCCGCGGAACGAAGATCGCCCTCTGCGATAACTGGCAGTTTATGCAGGACTTCTCCGACGAGCGTAACGCGATGGCGAAGAGCGACAAGGCCCTACACGAGATGGTCGTCTTCTTCAAGCACCTTCCGATCCACGGCTTCATGGTAATGCACCCGAACAAAGAAGGGATGGGCCGCGTCGAGAACGGCGCGATGATCAAGGGCAGCTCGAGTTCGGTACAGGAGGCCCATAATATCTGGCTCTTTAACCCGCTCTCGGAGAAGGAAGACGCCCCGCTTATGAAAGAGCACTCCCTCTGCCGCGAAATTAAGATCGAGAAGAGCCGGTATAACGGCCGCGCGACGGGCTCGAAAGTTATCTACGTCCTGAATACCACGAGTGAATTTTACGAGGAGTACGCCGTAAGATGAGTCGAGACTTTATGGCCGTCTGCGCCTACGAGCGCGATCGCCTACAGAACAAAATCCACGCGAGCGAGAAGGTTCTCGGGCTCTACCGCCAGCTCTGGAAGACCTACGGCGAGCTCGCCCAGGCCGACGATACCGCCGCCGCGAGCTGGAAGGCCGCCCAGAACTTTATCGCCGAGACGGTCTCGCCGATTATCAAACGCGAGATCGCGACGTACCGAGAGAGCCTCGAGCTCGTAACGCTGGCCCAGGAGCGCGGGTTCCTGGAGATAGGGAGTGCGAATGTCCACTAAAACGATCGCGGGGTATTTTAATAAGGCGCACCAGATGGACCGGCTCGCCTATATCTCTTACCGGAAGCTCGCGATGGTTCTCGACGGCCCCGAGTTCTTCTTCTCGGGATACGGCGAGGGAGTCTGGCCCGAGCAGACGGCCGGGCAGGTCGAGGGGGTTCGCCTCCACCTCGCGACGCTTCAGCCGGAAGAGTGGCGCCGGAGCCGGTTCGTCCATCGCTTCCCCGACTTTAAGAGCCCCGAGGCGAAGGCCTGGCTCTCCCGCATCGAGCGAGAGAACCCCGGCGCGCTCGTTCTTACCTACGCCGAGGATCTCCGCTACCAGCGGATCGCCGAGCGTATCCTTTCGCACCGCCTCGCCGGCGACCTCATTAAGCGGAGCGTAACGGAACTCTACGGGTACGCGCACTGCCCGCGAACGGGGATGGTCCTCCACTCCCGGCCCGATATCCTTACCCCCGAGGGCTGGCTCGGCGACCTGAAGTTCGTTCGGAACGTCGACGACTTCAACCGGGAGCAGTTCCGGCAGCGGTGGTTTATGCAGCTCGCCTACTACAATTTTATCGACGGCCTGATTACCGGGAAGCCGAAGTCGGGGAACTGCTTCTGGATCGCGGTCGAGATCAAGTATCCGCACCGCATTATCGTGCCGACAATGGAGAGCGATTACGAGAAGATGGGCGACGTCCTCTGGAACGACGCCCTCGATCGCCTTATGGCCTGCCTCGAGAAGGACCCAGGGATGAAGAACTACGAGGTCTGGCGCGCGCACAGCTACCGCGCGCGCGAGATCAAACCCGAGCCGTGGATGGTTACGAACGACCAGCGGTTCGTCGACGCGGTAGCTACCGGAGGATAGATGGAAGCCGAAGTTAAGCCCGAGAAGAAGAACGACAAGAAGAAGCGCGAACCGCTCCCGACCGCCTGGCCGGCGGAGGAGTTCGCTCGCACGGAGCAAGAGCAGCCGAAGCCCGAGCCGAAGGAGGAGCCGCGCGCGGGGGAGCCCGCGTCGGCGGAGCAAGAAGCCCCCTCTGCCGCTGCGTCCCAGGCTGGCGCTGCTCCTGGTGCCTCCCAAGCTACCGCTTCCCCTCCTGCCCCCTCGGCCGAAGAGAACGCCGATAAGCAGCGCCCTCTACCGCCGAACCCGGTAAACCCGCTCGCGGACGAGGACGGCGTTCTCCAGGGGACGAACTTTAACGAGCAGTGGAAGATCGCCTCGATGATGGCGCAAAGCGAGATGGTACCCGACGCCTTTCGCGGGAAGCCGGCCGCCGTCCTCATGGCGATGCAGACCGCGAAGAGCCGAGGCCTTAACCCCCTTACGGCGCTCCAGTCGATGGCAAACCTCTTCGGCCGGACCGTCGCCTACGGGGAGCTTCCGCTCGCCGAGGTCTTCGCCTCCGGGAAGCTCGAGAAGTTCCAGGAGTTCTGGATCGACGCCGAGGGCGAGGAGATCGACGCGCGCAATATCTCGACCCCCGTCTTCGGGGCCGTCTGCATCGCAAAGGCGAAGAACTCCCCCCAGGGCGAGGTCGTTCGGATCTTTACGCTCGACGACGCGAAGACCGCGAACCTCCTCGACGACCCGAAGCGTAAGACCTGGCGGCAGTATACGAAGCGGATGCTCCAGATGCGCGCGCGCGGCTGGGCCCTTAAGGACGCCGCCCCCGAGGTAACGGCCGGGATCGGAATGCCCGATTACGACGACCACGCTCCGGAGGTAAGGCTCGAGGGAGCCCCCGCCGCGACCGGGCTCGCCGGGAAGATGAACCTCCAGCTCGAGGGAGGGAAGTCTGACGACCCGGTTCAATAAGAACGAGGCGCTCCGACGCGCGGTAAAGAGGATGCCCTGCTTCCTCTGCGGCAACCCGGAAACGGACCCCTGCCATATCGCGACGTTCGGTTCGAGGGGTATCGACGCGTGGTGGTCGATGGTCCCGATGTGCCGCGCTCACCACGAGGAGCAAACCCGAATGGGGACCGGGCCCGGCGGCTGGAAGCTCTTCTGCGATAAGTACCCGAAGGCCCGCGCGCTCCTAAAAGAGCTCGGCTGGGAGTTCGTAGAGGCCCACGGCAAAGTTTGGATGAAGAACGAGAAGGAGAACGGTTTATGAAGGAAATTTTAGTTTCGACGGGGGTAGGAACGATCGCGCTACTCTTCGCCGTAATACCGGTGCAAAAGGCCGGGAAGCCCGCGATTACCTACTTCGGGGGGTTCTGCTCCGTCTTCGCCGGGTACGGCCTGGGCGAGTTCCTCCGCTACCTGGCGGGGCTCGTATGACGCATATCGCGAAGGGGCACTGGCCCCAAGCCTTCCAGGAAGGGAAGCGGATCGCCGAGGCCTGCCTCGCCGCGAACCGCGAGAAGAAGGCCTACAAGAAGGTCGAGCCCGAGAAGGATCTTCCGACCGACCGCGAACTCGCTCTCGCGGCCTGCGTTAACGTCTTCTGGGATTATAAGCTCGCCCAGGAGGCCGCCGCCGCCGCGCGACGGCTCGCGCTCACGAAGGGCGAGGAGCTCCTTACCGACCTGATTAAGGAAGCGCCCCTCGGCGACTTTACCGAGTTCCGGGTCGCGATGGTTCGTAAAGGCCTCCGCCGTATCCTCGCGCGAACCGAGGGCGAGGGCTTCCTCGCGATGTGGCTCCGCGTAGAGCAGTGGCTCTCCGTAGCTCAAAAGCCCGAATACTGGGCACAGTTCCAAGAAGACCCGTCAACAATCGTCCGCGCCTTGGTCCTCGACCTCGAGCGGGCATCAACCGAAGGAGAAGACCATGTCCAAGAAAACTGCGCAGAAGACGGAAACCAAAGCCCCGGAGGGCCGCAAGGTCCCGAAGGAGGTACAGATCAAGCTCACGCCGAAGCAGTGCGCGGAGAGAGCGGATCAAGCGGCGGCGATCTCGAAGGAGAAGACCGACCTGCAGGCGGAGTTCGAGGCCGAGGAGAAGGCCTGGAAGCAGCGCCGGGCGGAGTTCAAGAACGCCCTGAAGAACAAGGCGGAGCAGATCGACAAGCTCCTTGCGGAAGTGAAGGCGAAGCGCGCGACGTCGACGGAGCAGGTAACGCTCGTTCTTAACCACGACGCGAACGCCGCCGAATACTGGTACTGCCCCGAAGGCGGCGAGTGGGAGATCGTAGACACCCGCCCGCTCGAGGAGAACGAGAGGCAAACCTCGTTTATCAAGGAACAAGCGGAGGCGATGCCCGAGACCGGGCAGAGCGTCCAAGCCTAGAACGTATTCCCCTCGGGGCCCGCGAACCGGTTCTTCCGGGCCCTGAATTTTAGATGAAGGACTTAAGCGATGCGTAAAAGTAAGCCTGCGACCTCTCCTGTCAATCCGGCCCCGGCGAAGCCCCGGCCGCTCCCGATGCCGACCGGGCCGATTAACGCCGGCCCGATGCGCCTCACCGGCGAGCCCCTGCTCTCCCCGTTCGTCTCCATCGGCGACCCCCTTAAGCCGACGACGGCGGCCGTAGCGGGGATCGACATATCGTTCTATCAGCCCCGCGTGAACTGGGCCGAGGTCGTAAAGGCCGGGTTTCAGTTCTGCATCGCGAAGGCGAGCGACGGCGTCGGGACCAAGGACTCGATGTTCGAGACCCACCGGAAGAACGCCACCGAGAAGGGGATCATCTTCGGGGCCTATCACTTCATGCGGTTCGGGGGCCTCGACGCGAAGACGGAGGCCGCGAACTTCCTCAAGTTTACGGGCGGGGTAAGGAAGGGCGAACTCCCCCTTACCCTCGATATCGAGTGGGATAAGAAGAACCCGAAGTATACGAGCGGGAAGACGATGGACGAGGCCGCCGCCCAGGAGGCCCTCGAGATCCTCGAGCGGCTGGAGGACGCTACGCAGATGACGCCTTTCGTCTATACCTCCTACCCGTTCTTCCGGGGGTTTAAGAACCCGGAGCGGTTCTTCCGCTTCCTCCCCTGGAACCCCGCGTACTACCGGGACGGCTCGAACGGGCACAAGGTGAACCGGATTACCGGGCCGAGGACCCCGCTCCCCTGGAGCCGCACGGCTATCTGGCAATGGACCGACGAGCACCCGGCGGCCCGCGCGATCGTCGGCGACTTCCGCCTCGACGGCGATTACTTCTCGGGAACGCTCGAGCAGCTGCGGAGCCTTACGAAATGAGCGAGCGGTGGCTCCAGGTTCCCGGCTTTCGAAGGTACGAGGTATCGAACCTGGGCCACGTTCGCCGTATCTGTAATATTGGGCGGCACTGCGAGGACCCGATACCGTCCCCGCAACCGATTAAGCCTTACCGGAATAAGAACGGCCACCTTTACGTGATGACGTTTCATCGCGGGAAGAAACGGAACTGGCTCCTAAGCACCTTAGTTCGCAAGGCCTTTGGAAGGATAGAAAATGGACCTATTAAGTTTTCAGCTCGTTAACCTGCCGATGCCGCCTTCTTCGAACGCGCAATACGCTGCGCGTTCGTTTCAGGGGCGGCATGCAAAGAACTTCCAAGGCGAGAAGAAGGCGGGCTTCTCGCTCGCGAAGATCTGCCCGACGTCCGAACTCGAGAGGTTCGAGAAGGACCTTAAGAGGAACTGGGCCGCGGAACTTCAGAATAACATCGCCCTGCATAAGTGCCGGGCGACCCTTCGCGGCTGGATCCTGGCCGGGAAGTATATCCGGATCGAGACCTACGCCTTCTTCCCTTACTTCGATCTCTTTACGAAGGAAGGGCTACCCCGGAAGATGGACGGGACGAACCGCCTCAAGGCGCTGCACGATGTTCTCGCGGAGCTCCTCGAGGTCGACGACTCCTGGTTCTGGGACGCCGAGGTAAAGAAGCGAGTCGATAAGAAGGAGCGCCGGTTTTGCGTCGTCCGGTTCTCCCCCGTCGCGAACGAGACGCTGCAAGAGATGGTAGAGAGAGGGGAATTATGACCGAGACGAAGCCCGAACCGAAGAAGCAATGCGCCGACTGTAAGGACTGGAAGCCGCTATCCGACTTCCACAAAGAGAAGGCGAAGCCACTCGGCCGGCAATCTTACTGTAAGTTCTGCAAGCAGGTCCGGGACGCCGCTCGTCGAGCGGCTGCCGAGACGCAGGAGCAACCAAAAGGAGGGCCTGATGGCCAAGAAGAAAGCGACGCGGGTTTACCCGCACACTGACCCGACCCTTAAACCGATGCACCGCTATATCGCGGCGATCTACGGGAACCGGAAGATTAAGTTCCGGTATCTCGCGAACCGGCAGGAGGTGCGGAACCTGAAGAAGAGCCTCGCCTCCGGCAGCTACGTCGAAATCCACAAGGCGACTCACGACTTTAAAGAAGCGTGGCTCGTCGACTAAACCGAACCGCTGGGGCCTCCGGGCCCCAGATTTACCGAAGGAACGATATGGAATTTAAAGTGAAAATCCCTCCCCAGAACGTAGCCGACTCAATGCAAGCCTACGCCCAGCACCCAAAGCTCGCCGACGCCGAGACGTTCGAGCGATGCGCGAAGACGATCCGAAAACTTCAGGAGCAAGGCGAGGCGGCGAACGATCGGCTCGCGCTTACCTACGCCTTCCTAAATGCGACGGGCCCGCGTTCGCTCGCCAGGGAGAACGAGTACCTCCCGTTATTCGGGTCGGAGGTAAGCTGCGCCTACCTCGAGCGGCGCGCGCGCGAGCTACGCGAGGAGGTCTCGCACGAGCTCTCGGCGAAGGAGTTCCACTATCCCGGCCCGGTAAACGGGGACAGTATTGCCGATAAGGGCGGCGCGCTCACGAGCCTGCACGAGGTCGTAGGTAAGTTCCAGCGTATGGCCTTCGAGGTCGAGCACGCGGCGAGTCAGTTCCTAAAGGCCCCGGAGGCGACCCGCCAGGACTTCCTAAAGGTATTCTTCCAGCGCGTTCGCGCGTTCACCCAGTTCGGGGCCGGCTACGGCCTCGATAAACCGCAACCCCCGACCGTATGAACGAGAGCGTTAAAATCTGCGAATGGTGCCGGGAACCCGTAGGCGCGCGCCGCCTGCGGGTCTTTACCCTCCCGCGCGAACTCGGCGAACGGAAGCTCTACTTCCACGCCAGACACCTGGAGGAGTTCAAGGAAGCGAACCCCACCATTATGATGAAAAAGGAAGAAGATGCCCACCAAAGGACCCTATGACCTGGTTAAAGAAGATCCTCGCGAGGCTACTCCCGAGCTCACCCCCGAAGAGCGAGACCGTATCGCCGCCTACCGACCCTCTCTCCCTGGCGGTCTCGGAGAGCTGGAGCCACGCGTTTTTAGAGAACGTAATGGGCGAGAACGTCTTCGCCCGGATGCTGAAGGAGAACGAGAACCTCCGCGGGGTGCCGGAGCGACTTCGAGACCGGCCGGCGTCGGAAGAGTTATCACCTGCGTCGGGTATACGGATTGCCGCTCCGCCCTCTGCGCCGCCGTCGGGGTCTGCGAGAAGCGACTCGGGTACTACGACGAAGGAGTCGAACTTCGGGCCCGAGGAATACACTCGCGCGAACTTCCAGAAGGTAGTGGAGGACGAGCTCCGGAAACAGTACGGGACGAGGGTAACGATAAAGTGGCTCGACGAGAGCCGGGTTCGCCCGGAGGTCCCGGACCCGAGTGCTTCGCTACGTGTCACGCCGTCGGCTTCTGCCAATCTCCCGGGGGCTGCTATGACGAGTAAGGCCGGCGCAGATTACGTTCGCGGGGAGACGACCTACTTCCGGAGCATCGAGGACCTCGTCCGCTTCGCTCCCGTAAAGACGACGGCCCTTACCGGCGGCGGCCGGCTCGAGGAAGCCGCCGATAAGTTCGGGCCCTACGAGAAGCGGTTCGATCGGAAGGACCGCCTCCGCTCGTTCACGCGAACCGAACGGCTAAAGGAAGTCTTCGGGAAGCCGATCGCCGAAACGAAGATCTGGATATACGACCCGCAGGCCGACGAGCCGCTCGAGAAGGACTCCGAGGAGTATATGTTCGAGCAGGTCGCGACCTACGGGGCGGAGAGCTACTTTACAACGCTATGCGAACGCCACGGAGTAACCCCGCAGCCGTGGCCGCCTTCCGAGCACGAGTTCGTGCGCGCTATCCGGAAGCTCGTCCGCGGGCTTAAAATCTACGAAGGGGAGAAGTTTATCCAATGAACCGAGCATTCCAAATTGCCTGCGAGAGCGCCCTCGCCCCGCTACTCGTCGAACGCTTACGCCGCGCGACGAAGGCGATGGGCCTTAACGCGAAGGTCCGGCACGGCCAGGCTATTATTATCCGGAACCAGCGAGCCGAACTCGAACGGAAGGCCCAAGAGATCCACGACCTTAAGCTCGAGCTCGTAAAGATCAAGAGCGAGTGGGTCGACGCGAAAGGGCTCTCTCTCGAGCGCGGTCGCGAGATCGAGGGCCTTAAGCTCGCGCGAGAGGCGCTCGAAGAGAAGGTAAAGGGCCTCCGCGAGGAGTACCTCGCCTACCACCGCCAAGTAAGAGACCGCGAACGTAAACGGGAGCGCGAACGCCGAAAGGCAAAACGCCTCGCCGAGCAAAGGAGGAAGCGATGAACCGCGTTTTTGTGCAGCACGTTCCGGGGAGTATTCTCCTTGAGGTCTTTATCTTCCAAGAGCGGGGCGAGGAGACCTGGATCCAGCGCCAGCGCGCCTCCGAGCCCCCGACCTACGAGTTCTTCGCGAAGGAAGGCGAGGCCCCCGTTCGCCCCCGGCCTTCGTTCTATCTTCATCCTGGGGACGTCCGGCAGCTTATCGACAAGCTCTCGGCGGCCGGCTACCTCCCCGGCGAGACGGCGCAGATCCGGGGCGAGCTTACCGCGACGAAGGCCCACCTCGAGGATATGCGGGCCCTTGTCTTCCACGAGATCAAGGAAGCCTCAAAATGAAGAAGTGGGACTATACGAGCATTTGCCCCGATCGCGGCGAGTTCTTTATCGACCAGATAAAGAAGCTCGGCTTAGAGGGCTGGGAGCTCGTATCCGTAACCTCCCCAACCGTAGGCGACGACGGCCGGGAGATACACGATCGCGTCGCCTACTTTAAGCGCGAACTGCCCGAGCCGATGACGTCCGAGGAGCTGGCCAGGGCGAGAGCGGCAGGAGCAAGGGAGCTGGCGCTTCACATCGAGGATATGGCGTCAGATAGGACCACCGAAGTCATCTGTAAAAAGGTGCACGAGATGGATGCGGAGCCCGCCCCCAGTCCCCGGGTAGAGAAGAAAGAGGAGTGAGATGGAAGATAACAGACACGACTGCCGCGACCACTGCACTTGGTGCCACCCAACCACCCCCACCAATCCCCCAGCCAAGCACCCGACGCCGAGGGTGAAGATTGATCCGCAGGAGTGCGGAACGCTTGGCGTCAGCGGAGAAGGAGCATTCGACTACTTCAAGGCCTTCACTGGAGGCGTGCCTTCGTGGTGCGATGAAGCGAAGGAATACCTCTCCCTCCAGGAGCACACCGCCCTCCTTCAGGAAGAGAGAGCGCGAGGATGGGAAGAGGGATACAGGGACGGATTGCTGCGCGCCGAGCAGATGCTTGATGAGAAGTTGGCCGCCCGCTCCCCAGGCGATGCGGAGAAGGGGGAGAACGACCGATGACCGCTTACTATAACGAGATAGATCCGGGGGCCGCCGCCTGGCTCCGCGAACTTATCAAGCAAGGCCATATTGCGCCGGGAGTCATAGATGAAAGGGATATCCGAGACGTTCACGCTGAAGAGCTCCGAGAGTTCACCCAATGCCATTTCTTCGCAGGCATCGGGATCTGGTCCTACTCCCTCCGCCTCGCCGGATGGCCGGACGACCGCCCCGTCTGGACCGGCTCCTGCCCGTGTCAGCCTTTCAGCCAGACAGGCCGAAAGGGAGGGTTTACTGATGAGCGGCACCTTTGGCCGGCGTGGTACCACCTCGTCCGCAAGTGCCGACCTCGCGCGATCTTTGGCGAGCAGGTTGCGAGCGCGGACGGCCTCGAGTGGTTCGAGCTTGTTCAATCTGACCTGGAAGCAGCGGGTTACGCCGTCGGGGCTGTCGATCTCTGCGCTGCGGGCATCGGTGCGCCGCACATCCGGCAAAGACTCTGGTTTATTGCCCGGAACGGAGTCGCCCAGGGCGACTCCGTTGGCTCGGGACTTCAAGGGCTCCCCGGATACGCCCAGGGACAAAGGCAGGGATCTCTCTTTTCAAGCGAACCTCGCGCACTGGCCGACGGGACGAGCGACGGAGGACAACGAGTACCAGCGATGCGGGAAAACGGGGGCGACGAACCCGACGCTCTTCGGAGCCTCCCGCCTGGCGAGCTGGCCCTCCCCGACCGCGAGCCTTGCCGACAAGGGGGTTCGGACGCTCGAGGGGGCCGAGAAGGAGGTAGCGAGGGGGAAGGCCCCGGATCTCGCGGCGATGACCTCCCTCGCCAGCTGGCCGACTCCGGTAGCGACCGAACTCGGGAATACCCTCGAGAACTATCGGGCGATGAAGAAGAACATGAAGAGCGGCGCGCGAACCGCGATAACGCACCCGAGCATCGCGGCCCAGCTCTGCTCGTGGCCGACGCCCCAGGCGAACAACGCAGAGAGGGGCGGGAGCCTTCAGCGGGTCGCGAACCCGGATCGGAGCTCGGACTTACACGACGCCGTGCTGACGTGTTCCCACGACGAACAGAGCGGCCCGGCCCGGTTAACGGCTTCTGGCGAGCTTCGGACTGGCTCCTCTGCCGAGATGGGAAGTGGAGGCCAGTTGAACCCGGCACATTCCCGCTGGCTCATGGGGCTCCCGGCCGTGTGGGACTCCTGCGGGGTTACGGCAATGGCATCGTTGCCGAAGCGGCGGCGGAAGTTATCGGGACGGTCCTCGACATAGAAGACGAACTCGATAAAAAACTACGTTGACAGTCGTTCCACGTGGCTCCAAGCTGGGGGAAACCCTAAACCCAAGGAGCCCGATATGAGCGACGAGACCCAGAAGCCCCAGGATCAAACGCAGGCCGCGAACCCTGCTACCCCCGCCGAGCCGAAGGCCCGGCAAAAGCCTCAGCCCCAGCCCAGGCCCGCCGCCCAGGCAGCCGCCCCCGCGCCGAGTATGCAACTGCAGGCCCCTCGCTTCCGTAACGAGGTATCCTTCCGGCACGACGTCTTTAAGACGGACGTCCAGAAGTGTATCCGGAATACGAGCTTTAAGGCCCTCCACCTCGAGCGCGTCGACGTCGACCACGTTCACATTTACCACTCGCACTCGAACCAGGGTAAGAAGCTCTCCCGGACCGGCCAGGCCGTAGGGCACTGGCACGACGTCGAGCATTACGTCTGCCCGAAGACCGGCGCTACCTCCGCCAAGTGCGGCCCGGCGATGCATAAAATCCAGAAGGTCTCGAAAACCGGTATGGTCTACGAGGTAACGGAGCAGGTCTCGTTCGAGATCGAGGTAACGAGCGGCCCGAACGCCGGGCAGACCATGCGCGTCGTAGACAACCACACGCACGAGCTCCACTACGTCGGCTCCGAGCAGCTCTCGCAGAAGGGGATCCAGGAGGCGCAGCAGGCCGACCGGGCCGCCGCCGCCGCGATGGGCGTAAGCCTAGGCGCAGACGCCGTAAAGGATAATACCCCGCCCCCGATGGCCCCGACCGACGGCGCCACGATCGTATAAGGCGACGCTGTGGGAGTAGACGCGCGTATTATTACGGCCGGGTTCGAGCTCTTTATCCGAGTTCGCTTCCAGAACGACCCGGCCCTCCGCTTCTTCGTCCAGAACCACGAGAGGCGCGCGATCGCCGAACTCAACTGCCTTAAAGGCGTTCGAGAGTGCGAGATCCGCCTTAAGAACCGGTTCACGAAGACCCAGCTCGAGCAGCTTATCGCTATGGCCGCCTCCCTCTTCTGCGACTTCGCCAAAGCGGCGAAGGAGAAGCAGATGATGAGCGCGGCCGAACTCCGACGCCATGAAGATAAGGCCGGCGAACTCCAGCGCACGCAGGAGATGGTCGACGACATGGCTAAGGAAGCGATGAGCACCGCGATAACCGTACCGGTTCAGGGGCTACGAGATGAGCGGGAACAAGAAGGTCAAGGACATGGCGATCAGCTGGCCGGAGGTCGAGTCGATGGCGACTCGGTTCGCTCCGGCGGAGGAGATCCAGGAGTCCCTAGGCCTGACGCCGAAGCAATTCCGTAGGGCCGTCCGGGTCCAGTATAAGAAGAGCGTCGAGCAATTCTGCGCGATGTTCTACGCCCGCGGCCGTTACCTCGTTCGCCAGAAGCAGTTCGACCGGGCGACCCAGGGCGACGGGCATCCCCAGCTCCTTAAGTGGCTCGGGATCCAGTACCTCGGGCAGCGCGAGAGCGTAGACGTAATCCATAAGGCGGGCCCGAGCGCGAACGGGGAGTCCGAGAACGCCGAGAGAGCTGCTCGCGAGAAGGGGTTCGCGATCCTAACCCCCGAAGGCCAGGTCGTCCTCGATGACCGGAAGCAGATAAGCGGCCCCCAGGACGAGGTCCCTGCGGTAGAGGCGATAATCCTCGAGGAGAAGCAGGAGAACTCCAGCCCCAAGCCTCAAGCCGTCCATGAGGCCGAGATAGTGGTCGAAGCCTACCCGGTGCCGACATGAAGCGTCGTATCCTCTTCGATACCTCGAACGCCCAGCTCGCCGTGATGCACGACCTCGTTACGAAGTTCCTTTATATGTCAGGTGGATACGGCTCCGGGAAGACCTACTGCCTCGTAATGAAGGCCTTCCAGCTGATGGACCTTAACCCTGGGGTCCCTGGCGCTCTCCTCGCCCCGACTACTAAAATGTTTAAGCGCGACGTCCTCCCGACCTTCCGGCAGATCGCCGGGGAGAACGGTATCGAGTTCCGGTTCAATAAGGCGGACGGGGAGCTCTACTTCCCCGATACGGACTCGACGATCTACATTTACCACGCCGAGGACGACGGGGACTCGATCGCCGGCGCGAACGTAGGCTGGGCCCTCGCGAACGAGGCCTCCCTCTGCTCCTTCGAGGCGATAAAGGCCCTCTTCGCTCGGGTACGTCTTAAGCGCGTGAACGTCTCGCAGATCTTCATGAGCGGGACCCCCGCGGAGTTCAACTGGGTTTACCGGTTCTTCGTTACGGATATGCAGGACCCGGGGAAGCTCGACCGGTTCAAGGGCCGCCGGATAATCTACGCTTCGAGTCGGGCGAATAAGTACACGGCAGACTGGTACGTCGATATGCTCGAGAGCTCCTACGACGACCTCGCGAAGCAGCAGTTCGTAGACGGGCTCTTTATTCCGAAGACGGGGAACCGGTTCCTCCATACCTTTAACCGCCACAAGCACGTTACGTCCTACTCCGAGCGCGTACCTGGGGCGGCGGTATGGGTCCAGCTCGACTTTAACGTTAACCCGATGGTCGCGACGATCCTCTCCTACGTCCCCGACTCCCGCGTCCCCCTCCGGGTCTTCGACGAGATCGCGATTAAGGGGGCCGATACCTACCTCCTCGCGCGCGAACTTAAGGCGAAGCTCGGGCAGGAGTATAAGCGCGCGATCCTCTTCCCGGACCCGGCCGGCAAGGCCCGGAAGACCTCAGCGAAGGACCTCATTACCGATATCAAGATCCTCGAGAAGGCCGGGTTCGAGGATATCCGGTATAAGAACCAGATCGTCGTAAAGGACTGCTACTTCGCCGCGAACAACCTCTTTGATAAAAACCAGGTAGCGGTGCATCCTAGGTGTAAGGAACTCATCGCCGACGCGGAGCAAGTAAAGCTTAAAGACGGGGCGTTCGAGATCGAGAAGCAGAAGGACCCCCGGCGAACCCACGCTCTCGACGGGTTCAAGAACATGGCCGACTATATGTTCCCCGTCACGAAGAGCTATTCCGAAATTATGGAGCAAAAGATCCGATGACGAAGCGCGACGAACGGGCTCTGCGGGAGCTAATCGAGAAGTGGCAGAAGAAGCTCGCCCTGGCCCACTGGAGCGTTCGCACGTTCTCCTCGAAGAAGCCCGCCGAGGAAGAAAGCATTATGGCCTCCGTCTCCCTCGATACCGAGTACCTCCAGGCTTCGATTACGGTCTATCCGTCCTGGGTCGAGGCGAACCACCGCGATCGGGAACACGCGATCGTTCACGAGCTTTGCCACCTAATCGCAGAGGAGCTCGCCCAGTGCGCGCTGCAGATGCTGGACGGCCAGCTCGTGACGAGAAAGCACGTTCGCGCGAGCGTAGAGCGCCTTGTCGAAACGATGGCCAGGAACCACACCAGGAGGGGATGATGGCGTTCGAGCACCCCAGGCTAAAGCTCGCGAAGATGATCTACCCGGGCCCCTACGCGCTCGAGGCGATCGAGAAGAAGCCGAAGGTCCGCTCGTTCCCGCTCTCCGATCTACCCGTCCTCCGTGGCCGCTGCTGCTGGTGTAACGTCTCGGCCGTCGCCCCAGGCCGGAGGCGCTACTGCTCCGAGGAGTGCGTAGACGCCGCCGTCCTCTTCTGCCACCCTCAGTCGCCGGCGGCGAAGATGTACGTCCTCCTCCAGCTGCAGGACTGCACCTGCGTAGGCTGCGGGGAGATCTTCGACGAGAAGATCCGGGAACTTATCGAGCGCAGGGCCCCGGCCCGTAACCCGGAGGAGAAGCTCTCGCTCGGCTGGCTCGGCTACGGGACCGGGGACCTTTGGGAAGTCGACCACATAATCCCGATCTTCCGCGGCGGCCGGGGCGTCTGCATTGAGAATATTCAGGTCCTGTGCGTAAAATGCCACCGTAGGAAGACGGCCCGCGAAAGGAGCTCCGCTTGAAATACGTTATGCTTACCGACGAACAGATCCTCGACCCTACCTTCCGCGCGAAGGTGATTAAGGAGATCGAGGGGGTCGAGAACGTAAACCGGAAGAAGCAGCAGAAGGCGATGCTCGAGATCTACCGGGACCAGATCGTTCCGTTCGTACTCCAGCGCCTGAAGGACCAGGGGTTCGCCGCCGAGACTCTCGCCGTAATGAACCAGCGCGCTACGAGCATCAATATTTACAAGAAGATCGTCTCGAAGAAGGCCCGCTCCTACTCGAAGGGCTGCTCCCGCTCGATCGCCGAGAACGAGGCGCAGAGCGAGGACCTCGAAATTATCTGCGAGTCGATGAACCTTACCGGCGCGATGAAGAAGGCGGACCGCTACCGTAAGGCGGCGCGTAACGCGATCCTCTATATCATCCCGGAGAAGTTCGAGGACCCGGCGCAGCCCGGGAAGCTCGTAATGAAGATCTCGGCGAAGGTCTACTTCCCGCACCTCTACGACGTAATCCCCGACGCCGAGAACCGCGAGAAGATGCGCTGCCTTATCCTCTCCCCGTTCTCCGAGCCCGCGAGCGCCGCGACCCTCCCGAACGTAGGAGGCGGCGACGGCCGTGGCCTTACGAACTTCTCGAGCCCGATCTTCCGCGCGGATAACGTCGACCAGACGATCGCGAACTCCCCCGGGGACGCGGGAGCCGGGAAGCGCGAGTATATCTGGTGGACCGCGAAGTACCACCTTACGACGGACGAGCAGGGCGTCGAGATCAATGGCCCAGGGAAGACCCCCGAGGGGGCCGTAAACCCGATCGGCCGTATCCCCGCGGTAAACCTCCCCGAGGAGCAGGACGGCGAGTTCTGGGCCCTGGGCGGGGACGACCTTAAGGAGGCGACGATCCTCCTTAACGTGAAGCTCACGGACATGGAGTCGATCCTCCATATGCAGGGCTGGGGGCAGCTCGTTATCGAGGGCGAGGACGTCGAGAAGAAGGACTTCGCGGTAGGCCCCCAGAAGGCGATGATCCTTTCGACCGCGAAAGGGGCTACCCATAAGCTCGAGGCGAAGATCCTCCAGCACGACCCGCAGACGGATGCGCATATGAAGTCGGCCGAGATGCACGTCGCGCTTTGCCTTACGACGAATAACCTCTCGGTTAAGTCGGTAGCCGCGAACCTACAGGCCGGGTCCTACGCCTCCGCGATCGCGAAGATGGTCGACGAGGCCGAGAACCTCGACGATATCTCCGACGACCAGGGGTTCTATTCCGGGAAGGAGAAGGAGGCCGTCCTCGTCGCCCAGGCATGGCTCGACCAGCTCCGGGGAACGAACGAGCTTTGGCCGGTCCTTAAGTCGACGAAGGCGATCGACGTCTCGAAGATGACGACGCAGTTCCATAACCAGGAGCAGGTGATCTCCGAGCAGGAGCGCCTTACGAACCTGAAGATCCGGAAGGAGCTCGGGATCGACTCCGTGGTCGACCTCATTCGTAAGGATAACCCCGCTCTCTCCGAGAAGCAGGCCATGGCGAAGGCCCTCAAGGTTATGAACGAGAACGCCGAGCTGGCCGCGAAGGCGCGGGCCGCCGGGATCGAGCCCGAGAAGAAGCCGGGCGAAGAAAACCCTCCTAAAGGGCCCGAAGACGAGGTAGACCCAACGGAGGGGGAAGAAGATGAGGAAACTACTTAGGGAAGCGGCAATCTATCTCGGGTTCGTGGTTCTTATCGGCGTTACGTTCGTCGTCGGTCTCGCCGCCGACTCCTGGCTCGAGAGGCTCTTCCCCTGGTCCGCCCCGTAGCCCGCGATAAGCTCGGCGACCCTTACGTTCGCGCGCGCGAAGACGACCTTCGCGATCTCCCCTTTCAGGTTTACGCCGTGGCGCCGGAGCCAAAGGAGCCCCCAGACCTGCGCCACTCCGACCTGCTCGATCGTCTCGCAAGAGCGGATTACGGAGATCGGGTTCCTCATCCGATCCTTCCATCGGCCTTCGCGAGGAGCTTCGAGAGATCGACCCACTCGGCCGGCGTCATGTGATCGCGGATCATCTTCCTGGACGCTTCGAGGAACTCGCGAACGTAGGCCGGGTTCCAGCCCTCGAGCGCGTTCCAGCAGGCGACGATGTGCTCGGCGTTCGCGTCGCCGAGCGTCTTCGCGAACAAAAGCTCGTCGTCTCCCGGAAGATCGGTCAGTTCAATGACCGCTATATAATCCTCACCCGGGATAGACCGTAAAAGGATCGTCTGGGTTCGATCGTAAAAAACGGCCTCGATCGGCCCGGTGGTTCTCTTCTGTTGCTTCATACGGCCACCGCTTCCGATGGGTAGGGCATCTCGACGAAGTCGACACCCTCGACGGGGGGCTTCGCGGCGAGGGTTCGTAGGAACTCGACCTCGCAATCCGGGCAGAGCCGTACGCCCAGGACGTGAAGGTCGTCGCCGCAGCACCAGCAGAGGTTCGGGGTAATCAGGGGGGTCTTCATTAGGGCCTCCTTTCAAGGCGCGCGAACCATACCCTAGGCCGGGCCACAAATAAAGGCTCCCGCCGGATTGACGGCCTCCCGGTTCTCCTTCACCCTGTAAACAGCAGCTCGCACCCGCGATTATCGGTGCATGGGGGCCCAGGAGGGGGGCCGGGCTCTGGGGACGCGCAGGACCTAGGGCCCTTTTCATCACGGCGACGGCCGGCGTCGACCCTTCGACCGGCCACCTTTTACGCGGAGGGCCGATGCCTGCTCGATTTTACCTACTCGCCATCGGGGAATTAAACCCCGACTTCCTCTCCGGGAGGATCCAGTCCTACCTTACCCGGAAGCACGGGGTCGACGTTAACTGGTCGCATATCGCGCTCCTAGTCGAAGGGTATAGCCCCGAGGTCGACGGCGTGTGGGACCATACCGGTCGGGGGTTCGAGCGATGCTCTCTCGAGGAGGCCCTCGATAACGGGGGGGCCGTAGCCCGGCGGAAGATCGAGCTCCGCGTCCGGAACGCCGCCGAAGCCGTAGGCTGGCTCCGCGGGAAGAGGGGCTCCTGGTACGCGAACCTCCAGTACGCGCTCTACGTCCTCCCTATCCCAGTAGCCCGGTTCCTCGGGAAGCTCCTCCCGACCTATATCCGGAAGCAGTTCGCGAACGGCCGCGCCCTGGGCGTGTGCTCCGAGACGATCGGCTACTTTATCCAGGACAACTGCGAGGGGGCCGATACGCACCCCCTGCTTCTCGACGGCGACCGGCTCGATCCTTTCATGGTCGTAATCGCCGGCCAGGAGTTCGAGGTCTCGGCCGATGGCGGGTAAGAAGTTCGGCGAGTGGGAGTTCGATCCGATCGCCGAGACCGGGATTAAGGTCCGGAAGGAAGACCGCGAGCAGGCCCTCGAGGAAGTCGCGACGTTCGTAAAGGAGGAGATCCTGAACCGGACCGGCGACGGGCAGACCTCCGTAAAGGGGGGCCGCTGGGTAAAAGACCTCCGCCCCGATTACAAGAAGAAGAAGCTCGAGGAGAGCTCCGTCGGCTTCGCGAACCTCGAACTCGAAGGCGAGATGCTCGATAGCCTCGAGACCGGAGTTCGCGGCCGAAAGGTGTTTATCGAGGTAGGGGACGACCAGCGCGGGAAGGCCGAGGGGCATCTTACGGGGCAGTACGGGAAGCAATCGGCGACGCGGCCCAGGCAGTTCATGCCCGTAGGCGGCCAGGAACTCGCGGGCCCGATCATGAACGGCGTTCGTAAGATCCTCCGCCGGTACGAGGCCGATTAATGGCTCTCCGTAAGGACCTCCGCGCGCTCGATGGGATGAAGGACGACCTCGTCCGGTACCTCGCGTTTATCCAGGACTCCCTGAACGATAAGACCGCGCGGAAGATCGGCGACGCGGTCGTTAACGAGATGATCCTAATGGTAAAGCGCGGGGTCTCCCCTATCGAGGGAGCGGGCCGCTTCCCCGAGTACAAGTGGGCCGGGTTCCGTCGGCAGCTGAACAAGGAGCGTTCGCGCATTAACCGCGAACTTAAGAGGAACAAGAAGAACCTCTTCGTCCTCCGCCGGATGAACCAGCGGCAGCTCCTCGTTCACCAGAAGGAGCAGAACCGGAAGGCTACGGCCGGCGTAACGGGCCGCTACCCCTTTACCGAGGAGGCTATCAAGGCGGGGAAGAAGCCACGCCCGGTAAACCTCACGCTACACGGCGACTTTCTGAACGCGCTCCAGGCCCGGGTTACGGGAGCAGGTGCGGAGATGGGTCTCGAGGTCGGCTTCTTCCCAGGCTGGACCGACGATAAAGGCGTCGAGGCGTTCGTAAAGGAGATCGGGCACCGCGAAGGCGCGAACGGGCAGCCGAAGCGACCCATTATCCCGATCGGTACGGAGGACTTCGCGCAGAGGATCCAGAACGTCATCTGGGAAATTATCGAGGAAGAGATTGACCGGGCCGCAGCCGAGGGTGCATCCTGAACCCGCGAACCCTAAAAAACCCTTTGACTCGAACCCAGGAGATGATGCACCATGAAAACCATATTCTTCCCGTTCCGTCTCGACGAAGCCAATCCTGAAGGCGGCGGAGGCGGCGGAGGCGGCGGGGGAAACACCCCGAACCCTCCGAACCCGAACCCCCCGCAACAGACCGAAGCCGAGAAGGAGCGCGATCGCCTCCTCGCCGAGAACGCCGAAGTTCGTAAGAAGGCGAAGGCAAACGAGGACTCTCTTAACGCTCTGAAGCTCGAGCTCGCCGAACTCAAGAAGGCCGGCGCGAAGGGCTCCGGAGACTGGAAGGCCGTAGCCGACCAGCTCGAGGATACGGTGAAGACGCTTACGGCCTCGAACGAGAACCTTAAGGCGGGCTTTAAGAACACCCTGGTAAGCGCGAGGCTCCGAGAGGAGGCGCTGAAGCAGGGGGCGAAAGCCGACATGGTGGACCTCATCGACTCCATGGAGTTCTCCGAGATCGAGTTCAACCTCGACGAGCAGAACATGAAGTTCAACCTGAAGGGGGTAGATACCGCAGTAGCGAACCTGAAGAAGCTCCGCCCGAGCTTCTTCGACGCGAAGCAGCCGCCGAACTTCAACGGGAACCCTCCCGGCGGAGGCGGAGGAGGCGGAGGCGAAGCCGGTCTCGAAGGCGCGAAGAAGGAATACCTCGCAGCGCTGAAGGAAAAGCATAAGAACCCGGCCCGATACGAGAAGGCGCACAAGGCTTACCACGAAGAAATTTTGAAGGCCCGCAAGGCCAAATAAACCGAGCCCAGCGGGCTCTTAAAAGGAGAGTAACTGATGCCCCCTATGGACGAACAAATGACGGTGGACTCCGAGTTTTCCGCGGTCGTGCCGGAGATCTGGTCGGCCTCCTGGTACCCGACCCTTCTCGAGCGCCTCCCCTGGGCGAGCTCGGTGGGCCGTACCTACGAGAGCGCGATCCAGGCGCTCGGTGATACCGTGAACATCACCACCTTCCCGCAGTTCCCCGAAGCCCGCGACCTCGCGGAAGGCGATCGGAACGACGCGCAGAAGATCACCCTGGGCAACTCCCAGCTGCTTATCAACAAGCAGACCGTCCAGGACTTCATCGTTACCGCCCGCTCGGAGCGCCAAGGCCTCGACGTGCAGACGAAGCTGATGGAGCTCGCCTTCTTCTCGATCATGAAGAAGATGCAGAAGAACATCATCGCGGCCGTATCGCCCTCCGTGGCGGCCCCGGACCACGTGGTTCCCTACGCCTCGGGTACCACGATGGGCCTCGCCGACTGGATCGAGGTAAAGGGCCTCCTCGACGACCAGAACGTCGCCGAGTTCGGCCGGAAGTCGATCCTCGACGCTCCGAACCTTAACGCGCTTTTCAACATCTCCGGCTTCATGTCGCGCGACTTCGTGCCGACCAGCCAGGCGATGCAGACCGGCGCCATCACCACCCCCGTTCTCGGCTTCGAGGTCCTTTGGACCACCGTGGCCGATGGCGTGTGCTCCTTCTTCTCGCCCGAGTTCCTCCAGATCGCGGTGCAGGAGAACCCGATGCCGAAGATCTTCGATCTCGGCGGAGACGGCCAGCGCGCAAAGCGCGTGAACATGACCGTTCTCTACGGCATCAAGCAGGTGGACAGCCTGCGCGTAGTTCAGAAGGCTTAACCGCCTAGACCTGCGCGGGTCGGGTACGCGCTAGGTTCCGCCGGTCCTACTCAAACCGGCTTTTAAGTTCGCAGGCTTCTAAACTTTTGAAAGGATGTGTTTATGTTCGGCAAAGCTCTCTCCCTTCTCGCGGTCCTGACCGCCTTCGCGTTCGCCACGCCGGCGCGCGCGGAGATCATCGGCGGCGGCGTGAAGTTCCAGAAGGTGATCCACCTCACCTCGACGAACCTCTCTCCTTCTCCTTCGGCGAACAACGACGGTCGCGATTACGCGAGCGCGAAGCCCCTCTCCGACGGCGACCTGATGGCCATTCCCGCGAACGTCGTTCTGACGAACGTGTTCGTAATCGTGGACCAGGTAGGCGCGAGCCTCACCGCGTTCAACCTCGGCGACGACGACGATCCGGACGGCTACGTTTCGAGCTCGAGCCCGAACGCTTCCGCAGGCCAAGGCCTCGAGAGCACCGGCCTCAAATACTGGGATATCGCCTATAAGGGCGTTTACCTGAAGGACTCGACCGTCGTCGCGAACCACGCGAACGCGAAGCTCTACTCCGCTACCGGCAAGGAGCTCAAGCTCGACGTGACCGGCACGAGCACGAACTACAAGATGCGCGTCTTCGTGGAAGGTGTGACCGTCCCGAAGAGCGGCCTGTAACCGGTTCTTAGCCATCGGGGCCCGCTCGTCTTCTCCAGGGACGAGCGGGCTCTACTCCAGGAGGTCTCATGGTTCAAAGTACGTCTTCCCCCTCCACTACCGTCGCCAGCCTCGCCCCCGGCTCTACGATCGTGACCCCGGCCAGCGCGCTCGCGAACTTCAAGGTGGGATAAAGGGGATCGAATGTTGATAAACAACCGCGTTATCCACAAAGACAATGCGACGCTGAGCGATATCTCGCGCCTCATGTCCGACCCGCACGCCGGGACGTGGCCTTTCGCGGTCGTCGTAGCCGAGGACGCTCTCTACCTCGGCTCCGATATGCCTTTTAACCACCGCTTCTTTATGATCTCGGCCGTTAACGCCCAGGCCGGAGCCCTCTCCGTAGCCGTATGGGACGGCGAGCAGTTTACCGCCTGCGAAGACGTGCAGGACTTCACCCAGGCCACGAACGGAACTCCGTTCTCGCAGAGCGGGATCGTCCGCTGGGCTCTCCCCCGTAACGTCGGCTGGGGAGCCGTGTACGACTCCTCCGAAATCTCCGAACTCTCCACCGTGAAGGCGAAGGCGAACTACTGGGTAAAGATTACCTTCTCCGCCGCGTTCTCTTTTACCGCGAAGTACGTCGGGTTCGCGTTCGCGCGAGACCTCGACCTCTCGGTTTACTATAAGGACCTCACGACCGACCGCGCGCGAACCGCCTACAATAACGGTACGTCGATGACGAACTGGGAGTCGGTCCACTGTGTCGCGGCCGAGGAGATCATTCGCGACCTTCGCCGGAAGGAGATCGTCTGGAGCCCGAACCAGATCCTCTCCCCCGAGATCTTTACGGACGCGGCCTGCCATAAGCTGGCGGAGATCGTCTACTCAAGCTTCGGGAACGAAGAGCGGACGGAGTTCGCGCAGGCGAAGTACCGCGAGGCGATGGCGAAGATGGTCTTCGACGTCGATAAGGACGGCGACGGCCGGCTCTCCGCAAGGGAGCGGGTCGATACGGGGGCACTGAGGCGCGTATGAGCGATCCGTCTCCCACTCGCATATCGAAGCTCCTGGACTGGCTCTACGCCACGCTCCCGACGATCCTTACGGACCATCAGGAGCTCCTAGATCCGGACGACCTCTTCGAGAACACGCCGTCGCAGCTCGAGCGCGGCTGGGGGATCTCCCTGGGCGACGGGCAGAACACGAACCGCGACCTCTGCTCGACGCATTACCACTGGGCCCGCGAGTTCACGGTCGTTATTACGCACGACCTCCGCTCGCTGGGGAGCGATCTTACCTCGAGGCGGTCGAAGCAGAAGGCCGCGCTGGAGTGGACGCATAAGCTCCTGCAGCTCTTCGGCCGGACGAGCTCGATCGTCGACCCGCTCGACTCTACGCGAACCCTTTCCTTTAAGGCCGACGTTCTCCGGGACTCGGGCCCCCGTCAGATCACGATTAACGATACCCCGTACCTATTCGTCGAAATTACGATCTCCCTCGAATACCGGGAGCTAACTACTTAAGGAGGCAGCATGGCTTACAATAATAACGCATCCCGGCTTTACGTGGTGGAGGAGACCGCCGGGGGATCCCTGAAGGCTCCGAGCGCGGGCTCCGAGGCCCTGGCCCTCCAGCCCGGGTTCGAGATGAGCCCGAACACGGACTCGCAGACGAACGAGGAACTCCGCGCGAGCGTAGGCCCGTCGAAGCCGATCCTGGGCCTCGAGCGCCCGACGGCGAGCTTCTCGCACTACCTCCGCGGCCACGGAACCCAGGGCTCGACCCCGGACTTCCACCTGCTCCTTAAGAGCATCTTCGGTTCGACCTCCGCGAACGGCACCGAGCGCGCGACGACCTCGGGCTCGACCACGACCCTGGTGGAGCTCGCGGCCGGCGGCTCCGACTTCGTGCGCGGGAAGGCCGTCCTCCTCAAAATGGCGACCTACGAGATCCGCCCCGTTCACTCGGTGGCGACGAACCAGCTTACCCTCGGGTTCGCGCTGAACAACGCGCCCGGCAGCGGTATCAACGCCGGGAAGTGCGTTAACTATACCCCCGTGAACAGCGGGCATCCGACGCTCTCCCTCTGGCTCTTCCGCGCGAACGAGTCGAATATCGAGGCGATGGCCGGCGGCCTCGTAAGCCAGCTCGATATCGACGTCGACGTCGGGAACCTGATCAATATGAGCTTCCAGGTTCAGGGGACGAAGTTCTTCTTTAACCCCTTTATCGTGACCAGCTCGAACCAGTTCCTTAACATCACGACCGACAACGTAACGGACGCGGTCGTAACGGTGGCGGCCGGGCAGTACCAGACCCCGCAGGCCCTCGCCGCCGCGATCGTAACGGCGCTCTCCGCCGCCGACCCGGCCGAGACCTTCACCTGCACGTTCTCGAGGACGACCGGTAAGTTCACGATCGCGACCACGACCTCGAGCGTCTTCTCGATCCTCTGGAAGACCGGTACGAAGGGTTCCGACAACACGGACACCCATATCGGTACGCTCCTCGGTTACTCTGACGCGGCCGACGGCACCGGCGCGACGACCTACACGGCCGATAACGCTATCAGCTACGCGGACGCGCAGACCCCGGCCCTCGACTCGAGCGACCCGCTCGTAGCGAAGGACATGGAGTGCCTCCTGGGCGACCAGTCGAGCTATATCAGGCCCTGCATCCAGACCATGCGGGCCTCGATCGGCCTCGACGTCGCCGACGTGAAGTGCCTTACCTCCAGCTCCGGCGTGGACTCGAAGGTAGTTCGCCGCCGGAACTCCTCGATCGAGGCTACCTTCGTGCTCGAGAAGCACGAGGCGGAGCTCTTCGACCGGTATATCAACAATACCGAGACGCGCTTCTGCTTTAACTTCGGCCCGAAGAGCGGGGGCAACTGGGTAGCCGGGAAGTGCGGCTGCCTCTACGTCCCCCAGGCGACGATCTCCGCCGTTCGCGTAGGCGAGGCGGACGGGACCGTAATCTTCCTCGTGACCATCAGCCCTTATGTGGATAGCTCGGGCAACCCCGAGATCTACATGAACCTGCTGTAAGCGAGACCACCCAAAAGGAGCAAAACCCATGACCCCGATGAAGCACAAACTCGAACTTACCGGCCTTGCGCAGGGCTGGAGCGGATACGTTCTTATGGTCGCGCCGCGATCGACGGACCGTATCCGCGCCATCTCGGAAGGTAAGTTCCATAAAATCAAGAACATGAAGGACGCCGGGAAGGACTCGGAGAAGAAGCTCGAGATCCTCTTCGAGCAGCAGCTCCCGGCCCTTATCGACCTCTACGAGAAGAAGTGCCGGCCGCTTATCGAGGAGGTTCGGATCGTCGGGCCGGAGGGGCAGGTAATCGAGGACCTGGAAGTATTCGACCGCCACGAGGCCTGCGAGCAGTGCTTCGCGGAGGTTGCGGCCGCGTACCTTGAGGGCTTCGGCCCAAAAAAGGGGACGAAGCCGCGCTCTTAACGCAGGCCCTGGCGCTGCTTCAAGAGCGAGAGTTTACGAACGGGACTGCGGAATGGTTTCATAGGTACGGGGATCGGCAGATGTTTCGGAAGCTCGGGTATACCGAGAGCCTCTCCGAGATCCGCTCCGACGAGGAGCTCTGGTTCCCGGCCATCGAGATAGCCCTGGCAAAGGCGAGGAAGGCCGAAAGGCAGAGAAGGGAACGGAAGAATGGCAAGTAAGCGCACATACGCCTTTACGATCATCGCGAAGATCGAGGAAGCCGTTAACGCGATTACGAAGTTCTCCGACGGGGCCCAGCAGAAGCTCGACCGCATCAACTTCAATACGGCTGTATCGGCTATCCGGGACGGGTTCGAGATCGTCCGCGGGGTAGCCGAGTCCGTTTTCAATACGATCTCCTCGCTGATGCGAACCGCCATAGGGGAAGCGAACGAGGCGGAGGAGGCGAACCTAAAGCTCGCGAACTCCCTCCGCCTAATGGGCGACCTATCCGAGTCGGCGCTAAGTAGGTTCGACGGGGTAGCGAAGTCGATCGCCTCCGTCTCGAAGTTTACGACGGACATGGTAAAGAGCTCCGCCGCGCTCGCGAAGCAGTTCAAGCTTACGAACGCCGAGACCGAACGGACGGTCCGGGTAGCCGCCGACCTCGCCGCGATCCAGGGGACGACCCTCGAGGAGGCGACCAGGAAGCTCGCGCAGACCTATAACGGCTTCGTCGACCGCGATCTCGCGAAGGTTATCCCAGGCCTTAAGAGCCTCGGGATCCAGGCGCTCGTGACGGGGCAGGCCATAGATATTATTGAGAAGCGCGTTAAAGGATCGGCCGAGGCCCTCGGCAATACCTTCTCCGGCGCGCTCTTCCGGGCCCAGGAGGCGTTAAACGATATCTTCGAGACGCTCGGGAACGTGATTATCCAGAACCCGGCGATTATCGTCGGCCTCAATAAAATTCAGCAGGGGTTCCAGGAGCTGAACAAGGTTCTCGAGGCGAACCAGTCGAGCATGCGCGACCTCGTTACGGACGGCTTCCTCCTCATAATCCAAGCCGCCGCCCCGTTCCTTGAGGCCTTCCAGCGCATCCTGAATAACGTCTCCTTCGTGAAGCTGCAGTTCGACAAGTTCACGGCGACGCTCGGCGCGCTCGCGGCGGCCCTCGTCTCCTTCCTTTCGGGGGACGGACCTGGCGCCGGCCGCTCGATCTTCGACGCCCTTAAGGAAGATCTCGAGGAGCTCGAGATCCAGTTCGGGAAAACCGTGAACGCTCGGCAGGACTTCTTCGACCCCCTGATTAAGAAGACGAAGGAGATCGTCGCCTCTACCACGGTGGCCGTAAACGAGGCCCGGAAGCTCGGGGGCGGGATTAAGCAGGTCGGGAAGGAAGCGGTCGATAGCCTCTCCGGCGTCGCCGCTCGTATGGCCGACCTGAAGGACCAGTTCGCGAACCATATCGAGGCGCTCTCGAAGGACCCCGTAAAGGTAGGGTTCGACCTCTTTATCTCGAAGAAGGTCGATATGACGAAGAACGACGCGATCGCCCTGGGGGCCGGGATCGTGAACAACATGCTGAAAGGGGTCGAGGGGGCTCGGCAGACGCTCGCCTCGATCGCGGGAACGGTCGCGAACTACTTCCTCCCTGGGATCGGCCCGGTCGTCGAGGAGATCACGAAGGCGCTCTCCTACGGGCCCGAGGCGGCCGTAAAGATGGTTCGCGAGTTCCGGGAAGCGGTTCCCGGGCTCGTCGAGAACATCGCGACGGCAATCCCCGCCGTAATTACGTCGGTAATTAAGGATACGCCGCGGATCATCAACAAAATTATCGAGATGCTCCCCCGCGTTATGGACGCTTGGGTTAAGGCTATTCCCGATATCATCACGGCCCTTATCGAGGCGGTCCCGCAGATCATTACGACGCTCGCGAAGGCCCTCCCGACGCTCTTCGTTAACGCCGCGAAAGGGTTCGTAGACTTCTTTATCAAGGGCTTCCCCCAGGTGGTTCGCGCGCTTATTACCGCGATCGTCGAAGGGGTCCCGGAGATCATTAAAGGGTTCGTCGACGGTATGGTAGGGGCCGCAGACGCCTTCGTAGATGCTCTTATGGACGCGCTTAAAGGCGTCGGCGGGATCTTTGGGGACGGGAAGGAAGGCGGCGACGGCTTCCTGGGCGGAGTCGGCGACTTCGTCGGCGACGTCTTTGGGGGGATCGGGGACTTCCTCGGGTTCGCGGAAGGCGGCCGGACCCCGAACGACCCGCGTCTTATCGGCGACCGGGGCCTGGTCAGGATCGGCCCGAACGAGCAGGTTTTCCGCTCCGACCTTACGGATCGGATGGAGCGTTACCTCGACCGCGCGGAAGGCGGCCAGGACGACGGTACCCCCGTAGTTCTCCAGCTGACGATGAACGACCGCGTCTTCGCGGAGGCGAGCTACCGGGTTCGTAGGAAGGGGTATCGGCAATGAGTTCCGCGAACTGCTCTATCGTTATCGACCAGAACCTCGTAGACCAGCGGAACTCGTTCTCGTACTCGAGCCAGCAGACGAGCTACCCGGCGACGAACGCCCTCGAGATCAACAAGCGCGCACGAACCTGGCGCTCGAACGGCTACTGGAAGATCGAGAGCGGGTCGAACACCCTCGTTATACGCGACGCGTCCGGAGGATCAGACCTCACGGCTACGATCGCGGCCGGCGAGTACGCCTCGGATACCCTCTTCTTTGCGGCCCTGAAGAGTGCCCTCGAGGCCGTCTCCGACTCGACCTTTACGATTACGCGGAACGCCACGACGAAGAAGATCCGGATTACGGCAGTCCTCGCCGGGGCCGCGACGCATTTCGAGATCCGCGGAGCTGCGGCCGGGAGCGCCGCCTTCGCCCCCCTTATCGGCTTCGCCCTTACGAACCTCTCCGGCGCGCTCTTTTACGACGCGGATACGATTAAGCTTCATACCGAGGAGTTCCTTATCATCGACTTCGGGTTCGCGGTCTCGCCGACCGCGCTCCTCGGGTTCGGGGATAAGAGCCGGCCGCTCCGGATCTCCTCTACCGCGACCGTTAAAATACAGGGGAACGCGACGGACGCCTGGTCCTCCCCCCAGGTCGACGAGACGGTAACGGTAGCCGATTACGGGATCGGGCTGGTCGACCGGGACGGTATCGGCGGGATTGCCTGCCGCTGGTGGAAGCTTAAGATCGTTGACGCCTCGAACGCCTACGGGCATATCGAGCTCGGGGCCCTCGTCCTCGGGACGCACATCTCGCTTACCCGGGGGAACGCCGTCTTCCCGCTCGGCGTCGACCGGACCGACCTTACGCAGCGGGCCTATGCCGAGGCCGGGCAGATCTCGGCCGGGAAGCGACCGCAAACCCGGAATGTCCGCCTTACCTGGGAAGGCGTTACGAAGAGCGAGCAGAACGAGCTCGTCGCCCTCTGGGAAACGGTCGGCCTTCACTCCGCGTTCGCGATCGTGCTCGACGAGGACGGAGCATTCTCGACCGACCTCATGCGCTGGGCGATGCTCGTCCGGTTCGCGGAGGAGCCGAGCGACGCGCTCGTAAGCCCGAACAACTGGGGGATACAATGGCGGCTGCGGGAGGATCTGTAAGATGGCTCCTAATCGTCGTCGCCTTATCCAGCTGCGGATCAGGTCGCGAGTCGCGCTATCCCGCATGGTCCGCTCGAACCTCGCCCTCAACTTCGCCTGGGCAGTATTCCAGGGGCTGCACCGAAGTCTGTCGAACCCGAGAGGATGGGGAGTTCTCCTGCCTACCAACCTGCGGGGGGCGCGATGCCAACGAACCTGAACGTGGTAGGGAAGCCGATCTCGACGGCGGAGAACGCAGCGACGATACCTGGGGTATCACAACGGTTCCGGCTCCCGGCGACGAAGCCGAACTCTCTCCTCCAGGGGGTCGGACTTGGGCTTGTTTTCCACGATTCGATATACGCGAACCTTAGCGTCGAACTCTGGGCCGACCGAGCCGGTTCGCCATCTCTTCTCCTCGCGACGAGTCAAACGATCTGGACGAAGGCCCAGGTCGACGCGGCCTACCCGCTCGACTATAAGCTCCTCTGGATGGGGTTCCAGTTCACCCCGTTCCCGCTCCGAAGGGAGACCTGGTATCACCTGGCCTTGCGCGCCAGCACCTATACGGGCGACGATACGAACCACATTGCCTGGCTCCACGCCTACCCCGACGTAATCTACGGCGACGCCCTGGGGTTCGACATCGAGGCGATTAAGGCGGCCGTGGTTCCCCTTTCGGCGGCGGTCTTCGCCGCGGAGTTCTAAATGACCTGGGCCGAAGAGCTTGCAAAACCCGGAACCGAGAAGCATCCCCTAGTAATCCTGCGCCCTCGGAAGCGCCTTACCGGCTGGACCCTCGACTCCGGTAGCGTTTGGGTCGCGTCGTTCGACCTCGGCCCGATAAATAAGCTCTACGCGAAGGCCTCCGACGCCGATAACTGGACGAAGGTCTCGGCGGCCCCTACCTCCGATAAGAACTGGTGGCACGACGAGGCGAACGGGCTGGTCTACGTTTACCTTACCTCCGGGGGAGCCGACGGCCCGGACGATCCGGACCTCGTTTACGACGCGGTCTACGGTCCGACCGTCCCCGGGCTTACCGTCGAGTACGATATCTACCTCTCGACGGCCCCCCTCTACGGCCCGCGCGACCCGCTCGACGCGAGCTCGACCCCCGTAGAGTGGCTCGCGAAGCTTATCGAGAGCCCGAAGGCCTCGTATGGTTCGCGGCAGCAGCTCTTCGGCTTTAACCCGATCGAGGAGACGGCGCTCCGTATCAACAACCAGGATGGTTGGATGATGGAGCACCTTTACGACCAGTCCTACGCGAACTGCGAGATCCGCTCCTACGTTATGGCCGGGGCCGACCTCGAGCGCGCCGCGGAGCTCTCCTACGTTCGCGAGGTCTTCCGGGGGTACGGGGGCGCGCCGCTGAATCAGGACGGCATCGTATCGGTCCCCTCCTTCGACTTCCTCTCCCTGCTCGAGAAGCCCGCCACGCCTCCGCAGCGTGTAAGTACGGCGGAGTTCCCGGCCGTAGACCCCGAAGCGGTTCGTCCTGGGCGAGAGTGGTTTATCCGCCGGGTTCGCGGGATGGTCGACAATTTTAAGCCGATCAATATTGACTATAACGCGACCCCTTCGACGACGGTTAACCGGGACTTCCTTACGCACGAGGGGACCGGCACGAAGGGGACCTACGGGGCTACGGTCGACCACGCGAACGTAGGGAACTCCGGGACGCGAACCTACCTTACGACGACCCCGAAGGTTAACGTCGGCGACGCCGTCGTAATCATAAAGGGCGGGACCGACCGCTATACCTTCGTTACGGCCGTAAACCGGGCCGGGATGTACTTCGACCACGGCGCGATCGCGGGCACGTTCGCACCTGGGGACTCGATAATTCGGTACTTTATCGGCTGGGTAAAAGTTCAGGACTCGAACGGGAACTGGTGGAACCTCTTCGCGAGCCGCAACTTCTCGCGGATCAATAAGGGAACCCTCGGCAATAACCCGGACTGGCTCGGCTTCCGCCTTATCGACGACTGGGAGGCCGACGTCGGGTTCCCCGAGACGTTCGACCCCGCGAAGCACGAGGTCCTTTGCCGCGTCTACGGCTCGGAGGACCTCGATAATTACGCGGACGGCTCGACGCCGGTCGGGGCCGTTACGAATAACGGAGGCGTCGCGTCGCAGTCGATCTCCCTCCTTCACTGGCTCCTCCGGCAGGCCGGTATCCCGAACGCGATGATAGATCAGGCCTCGTTCTCCGGGGCCGTTAACGCGGACTCTCTCGGGATCGCGATACCCCGCGCGCGCGAGGACCATATCGCGCCCACCTACCGCGAACTTATCCGCCTCGTTCTCGTCTCGCAGATATGGAAGCTGGTTTACACGGAGGTCTCGAACGAGCTTCTTATCGGCCTTATCGAGACGGGTCCCTTCGCGGCCGCAGCCGATTACGAGACCGACGCGAAGGACTTCCGGGACTTCTCGTTCGAGCATGATTACTCGGCGATCTTCCACCGGTTCGAGCTCGAATACGGGACCAAGGAGACGACACGCGAAGGAGACCCGGATATCTTCAATAACCTCACGAACGACGCGAACCAGGTCGTCGTAGCGGAGAACCACCTCGCGCGAGACCTCCACGGCGTCGAGGAGACGTTCGAGGAAGAGATCCTGCAGTTTATCGAGGCCGAGGCCCAGGCGATCGCCGACCGATACGCCTTCGCGCTCGGAGACCGCCGGGCCTTTTACCAATACGCGCTTGGGACTGAGTTCCTCGAGGGGGCGAACCTCGGGGCCTCCTTCCAGGTTAAGCGCAAGCAGCTCCCCGGGTTCGAGTACGTCGACGGAACCGAGCGCGAGCGGCAGACGATGTTGATAGAAGTGACCAAGTCGGCGCAGAATGTTAATCTGACTCTGGAGGACCAGAAGGGTATCCAGGACAACGCGGGGGACTGGTAATGCAAAGCAGGCTTTATACCTTCATTGTAGGAGTAGAGCAGTCGGCGCAGCCCGACCCTGGGACTCCTTCCGCCGCCGCCGACGTCGTCCCCTTCTCCTGGCTTACTTCGAACTACTCGAAGGACCGGAAGATTACGAATACCCACGCCTCTCCCTACTCGGCCGTCGCCGGGACCTCGATCGCGCATGGCATGGGATCCGACGAGCAGGATTGCCTGATGTATCTGAAGGGGGACTCCGGGGCCGTCGACATGAGCGCGAACCCGCAGATCGCGGCCGGCACGCGCGACGGGCAGTTCCTACACCTCGTCTTTACGAGCGATACCGATACGGTACTTCTCGAGAACGGGAATGGGCTCCATATGCCGCAGGGCCCGATCCGCTCGAAGGCGGGGACGCATATTACCTTTCACTGGGATAACGGCTCGAGCCTCTGGCGGCAGAGCTACTGGAACGGAATTGGAGACCTGATCTAATGAAAAACTTCCTCCTTCTTACCCTCTCGCTCCTCCTCTCGGTAGGCCTCGCCCAGGCGCGAAATACGCCGACCGATACCGTGCAGATGTATACGCAGGGCTCGGCCCCCGGCTCGCCGCTGGCAGGGAGCGTCTATACCTACTTCCTTACGGGCGACGGCTTCCCGTACTGGAAGAACTCGAGCGGGAACGTCTTCGGATACCTCTACTCCGCGAACGCGCTTACGCAATACGGGCTCCTCGTAGGAGACGGAACCCGCTCGCCGAGCGTCCTTTCGGCGGGCTCGAATAATACCGTCCTCGTCGGTAATACCGGCGGGAACCCGAGCTTCCGGCAGATCCTGAACGCCGACGTCGACGCGGCGACCGATATCGACGCGACGAAGATCCAGGAGGCGAACGGGGCCTCGAACGGCGGGGTTCTTACTACCGCGGCCCAGGATATCGGCGGGGAGAAGCGGCTACTCAACGCGCTCGGGATGAAGCACGTCTCGACGCCCGCGAACCCTAGCGCCGGGCATATGAAGGTCTACTGTAAGAGTGACGACAAGTGCTATAAACTGAATAGTTCTGGCGATGAATCCGAGCTCGGCGCGGGAGGCGGCGGTGGTTCTGGTGGTATAAACTTTATAACCCTAGACTCTTCGTTCCTTCCAAATAAGCAGGAAAGCTCAAACTTCGAGAACACCATCGGGGAATTTACTGCCTTCGCCGACACGGCGAGTGCTACCCCGACCGATCTCACCGGCGGCTCTCCTACAGTTACCTGCACGCGCACCACGAGCACGCCGCTGAATGGCGCTGGTAGCCTGCTTGTAACTAAAGACGCCGCGGACCGCCAGGGCGAGGGCTGCTCCGCGCCTTTCTATGTTCCGCCAGGGTATCGCGGAAAGCAGGCCGAGATCATGTTCCCGATCTCGATCAGCGGTTCTGTGGTCGCTGGTGACTTCCAGGTTTACGTCTACGACGTGACCAACTCCCAGCTCATCACGCCTTTCAACAAGGAGCTACTCGGCAACCAGATCCACGCCCGCTTCGACATCCCGGCCACCATGGCGCAAGGACGCCTGGGCTTCTACTTCGCATCCACCTCCGCCGCCGCAGTAACCGCGAAGATCGACGATATCTTTGCGGGGTTCAAGGACGCGACGTATGGGTTTCATGGGACTGAACCGATTACAGTTACTCCCACAAGCTCACTCTCCACGAACGTAACCCACACTGGAAAATATCGCCGGTTGGGCGACGCGATGGAATATCGCTTCCAGCTAACATTTACTGGAGCCTCTGACAACGTTACCTGGACCGAGGATATCCCGAGCGGGTTTACGATCGACACTTCTAGGCTTCCTAATGTCTCTAACGAAACACATCTAGGTTGGTGCCGTTTAGAGTCACAAGGGAGCTTTTATGCCGTTCAGATTCTATACAACAGCTCCACATCTTTGGCCTTTCGTTACCAACAAACAGCGTCAGGCTCAAACCCGATTGCGGTAAAGGCCGACGGAGCTATTAATGGGGCTTCGATCTTTGCAAATGGGGACAGCGTTGATTGCGTAACTGATCTACTTCCCATCTCCGGCTGGTCTTCCGGCGTCACCATGGCCGAGAGTTCGAGCTTCAACATCTCGAACATCATCGCAAATGGCACGAGGGTGACGACGGCCCCCGCAAAGCTCGGCGAGTATCGAGCCCTGATTAAGGACAACGCGGCACGCACGTTCTCGGACAATGCACCCGGCTCTGCGCCTAACGGAACCGACGGGATGCGGATCTACGGCACGAATGGCACCGGCGCAGGCACGAGCGGCCAGACGAATCGTTGGGAGTTTTTCGTCGGCAAGAACAAAGTCGTGAAGCCGTTATTCTATTCTTCCTCGGGAAAGTCAGGCCGCCTAGAGACCGACTACATGCTGTACGCTACGGATGGCGTTGAAAGCGGCATTAGCACGAGCTACGACACGACTACCGGAATTTATACGGTCGCTCTACCGGTGTTCGGTTCGAGCACTACCCGTTACGTAGGCCGGAGCAGGTCGAGCGGAACTGCGGCCACCTCCGATGCTACCAGCGGCTATTTCGATCTGCTTGTCAGCGAGAACGCCCTGGCCGTGGGCTACCAAAGCCCGAGGAGCGAGGTCACGGTCGACTCTGGGAACGGGTACGGATCGACTAATACGCACATCCGCCGTTACTCGAACACCAGGAAGAGCGTTGGCCAGGCCATCACTTACGCGGACAGTTCCACGGCCGGCGGCAGCTTCACGATAAACGAGGCCGGGATCTACTCGATCAGCCGGCACGACGGCCACAGCACCCAGTCGAACTATATAGGCATTACGGTGAACGACAGCGCGATGACAACCGCAGTTGCGAGCCTCACCTACGCTCAGGGTCTCCGAGCCGCGTTCGGCGGCGCCCAGACGGGCGTGGCCACATGGGTAGGCTGGACCGGATACCTAAACGCCGGCGACATCGTCAGGGCTCATGATGCCAGCAGCGGAGCCTGCGACTTCTCCGACGCGAAATCGATGTTGACCATCGTGAAAGTGAGTAACTAATGAAATTCCTTTTTCTTCTCGCGCTCATTCCCCTGCAGGCCAGTGCCTTCCAGCTGCTCTACAACCAGGCCGGCGAGCTGATCTCCTACCAGTATCAAATCCCCATCTCCGGCTGGACCTCCACCAGCTCGGGCACACTCACGGCACCGCCATCAGAATCACAAAGGTGAGCCACTAAGGAGCGCGTATGCCGTGGAAACTTCTCGGATGGCTGGGCAAGTACAAGGACAGTGGGGTATAAATAAGTTATGAGCACCGCCCAAAAATTTTGGACCTTCGAGGAAGCCTTCGACAAGGTGAAGGCGGACATGGACATCGACGAGGAAGACCCGGATGAGACCTTCATCACCCTCGAAGAGTTCATCGGCCATTTCAACGAGGGTATTGACGAAGCCGAGGCCGACATCCACAAGATCGACGAGGACTACTTCCTGACCCGCGACTACCTTCTCTGCGTAGAGGGCCAGAGCGAGTACTCCATGCCCGAGAACATCTACGCCGACAAGCTCCGCCGCGTGCGCTTCAACGACGGGACGAGCAAGTACGACGTGAAGAAGCTTCGCCGCAAGGACATGTTCGAGCTGGTGGACGAGCTTGAGGACGGCAACAACGCCTCGGCCGATTACCGCCACTACATCAGGAACGACACGCCGGGCGAGAGGAAATTCGTGCTCCTGCCGCCTGCGCGCGAGACCTCCGTGATCCCGCCCATGAGCCCGGTTTCCGCTTTCATAAGGCGCTGGTACATCAGGAACGCCAACCGCATCCCTATGCCCGGCGAGTTCACTAACGCCGAGGACCTCCTCCCCGCAGCCTTCAACGTGGCGAGCGGGGTTATCACTGTGGACCCCACCTTCCCCTACGTGACCGGGGACCAGGTGAAGTTCTCGCTCAAGTCGAGCGCTTTCGCGCTTCCTGACGGGATCGAAGAAGACACCGTTTACTACGTCGTGCGCCTCTCCGACACCCGCATCAAGCTCGCGGCGACCGCCGCCCTAGCCCGCGCAGCCGCGAGGGGGCTCGTGACGGGCGACCGCCTCCTCCAGGAGACCTTTACCGGCGACGGCACTACGGGCTCGGACGGCACGGCTGTCTTCGTCCTCAACAAGCTGCCCTATTCGGCCGGCACCACGAACGTGTACGTGAACGGCGTCTACCAGCGCCGAGGCACCCACTACACGCTCGACACCGCGACCGGCACGATCACCTTCCTCGCGCCCTATATCCCTACGGCCGAGCAGGAAATCGACGTGACCTACTACCCGGCCGAGGCCGACGACCCCACGACGAGCCCGACCGAGGTTTCGGAAGCGCTCGCTAACGGGGACGGCGTAACCACGGTCTTCACCCTGACCTCTACCCCGGCCGGCGCGGCGGCGGTTCGCATCTGGGTGAACGGCGTGCTCCAGAGCCAGGGCACTCACTACGAAGTTTCGGGTAGGACAATTACGTTCGTAGCAGCTCCGGCCAACGGTGCCACGATCGACGCCGTATACGACACGGCCGTGTTCTTCTTCGGTGACGATGGGGACGGGTTCTTCACCATGAAGGTCGCGGCCACGCGCCAGATCATCAACGCGACGATCATCGACATCCCGGAGTTCACCAGCTTCGTGATCGAATGGGTGAAGGCGCGCGTGCAGTTCAAGGACACGGACCCCCGCCTCCAGACGAGCGTTGCGCTCCTTGAGGGCAAAGCCAAGAAAATGATCGAGACCCTCCAAGACCGTGAGCCTGACGACGACAACACGGTCGAGGGTGACTTCAGCTTCTACGAGGAGATGAGCTAATGGCTACTTTCATGCAACAGCTTTCGTATGGCTCAAACCCCGCCACTTGGGGGGATTTGAATGAGTCGGGAAGCTCGTGGGACTACTACGGCGGAATGCCGAACCGCCCCGGCTACATACCGGGCTGGAACCCCGGTCTCCAGTTCGCCCCCGAGCTGGACGCTCGCCTCGGGAAGATCAACCTGAATACCACGGGCCTCGACAAATTCCGTGGCGAGGCAACGCGCTCAGGACCCTCCTTCTGGGCTAGCCTGATGACGAACAAGTCCTTGGCGGAGGAAGCTCAGGCCAAGGACCGCGCCGTCTCGCAATCGCGGGCCGGCGTGCGCACGGCCGAGGCGGACCTGGCGTCAAAGGGCGGCCTCTCCTCCGGCGCCCGCGAGCGCATCGCCCGCAGCGGCGCGCGCGATCTTCTGGCCGTGGGCCAGGACGTGGCTCGCCAGGGGAACCTCAACCGAATGCAGATCGGGGTGAACGACGAGCAAAACCGCATCCAGCAGCTCTCGATGCTGCCGGGGATGGAAAGCTCGGCCTACAACGACGCCCTCAAAAAGGAGAGCATGTGGGACGCGGCCAGGAAGTCGGACATCGACGCGGCCGTGCAGGAGAATGCTCGCCGCCAGCAGTACAACAACATGGTCTACCAGGAGCAGATGCGCGCCTGGGCCGCGAACCGGCAAGCCCAAGCCACCGAGAACTCGGGGAAAAAGTAAATGGTTCAAGTGACCCGCGTGGACAAGCAGCTCTGGAAGGACTTGTACAGCGAGAACGCGCACCTAATCGCGTTCGACAAGCACAAGCCCTCCCACATGGAGCGCATCGACTTCGCCCTGATCGCGGGCACGAAGGACGTTGCGCTCGGCTACGTTACCGTGCGCGAGTTCGACTCTGAGACCATCTACTGGCAGTACGGCGGGGCCTTCCCCGGCACCCGGGGCACGCACATGAGCTGGAAGGGCTACAAGGCCCTCACCGAGTGGTGTAAGGCTTTCGGGTACAAGCGCATCACGACGCTGATCGAGAACCAAAACACCGTGATGCTCAAGATGGCCATGCAGGTGGGGTTCCGCATTATCGGCTGTCGCACGTTCGGGGACCCTGCTAAAATCTACCTGGAACATCTCTTGGAGCTGGCGTGAAAAACCTGGTACCCGCACATTTTGGCCTGGGCGAGGGGAAGCATTCCCCGGAGCGTCTTCGCGCACGTATCGAGCAGCTCGAAAAGATCATGTTCGAGAGCCCCGCGCGCATTGAAATCCCGCGCCGGGACTACTTCGCGGCCGGCCTCTACGCGCGCGAAATCCTGATCCCCAAGGGCACGGTGCTAACTGGGAAGATTCATTGCTACGAGCACCTGAACTTCATCGCCTTCGGCGACATCTCCGTGCTCACGGAGAACGGGATCGAGCGCATCGTAGGGCCGGCCACGATCATCTCCCAGCCCGGCACCAAGCGCGTCGGCTACGCCCACGAGGATACCCTCTGGACCACCGTACACGCGGCCAAGTGGAGCGACCGGGACGGGGACCAAATGGAGAAGGCTCTGGTGGTGGAGACCCATGAGCAGTACAAACAATTTTTGCTTGCGCAGGAGGAACAAAAATGTCTTACGTAATGGTGGCTGCTGCCGCGATCGGCATTGCGAAATCCGAGTTCATCGACCGCCCCAAAGAGGAGCGCCAAAGGAAGCTCGCGGCCGAGACCCAGCGCTACTCCCCCTGGACCGGGCTCCAGGCGGGCGGCGTGCAGGAAGCTGACCCCCTCGGCTCCGCGCTCGCGTTCGGCGCGACCGGCGCCCAGATCAGCAATGGGTTGCAGCAACAGCAGATCAACAACAAGCTCGCGGAGCGCGCCATGCAGGCGCCCATGAGCACGAACTACAACTTCACGCCCTACGGTGGCGGGACCTGGGCGCCGCAGCGCTCGAACGACCCGTACTCCGTCTGGGGCTCCATGAACATGGGGGGCTAATGGCTGACACTTCCTACTGGGCAGAGCTGCTCAACTCCCCCGCTGGCGCGGACCTCCGCACCAGGGGGGCTATCGCTTTGGCGACGGGCCAGGTTTCTGAGGAAGAAGCCCAGGCCGCCGTCTCGCCCCTGCTCAAGGCCGCCGGCCTTGGTAAGGGTAAGAAGAACCCCGTGCTGGCCGCCGCCCGTCGCCAGGCCGCAATGCCCTCCGTGGGCGCAGGGATGGAATTGCCTGACTTGTCCGTGGCCCCCGTCGCGCGCGGCAGCGGCATGACGAACGAGGAGCAGGTTAAGGGCACCGACTCGGCCGCTCAGACCAGCTCGAACAAGGACGTGGCGCAGACCCTCCAGTTCATGTCGCCGGAGCAGCTCAACGACCTATACGCCTCCACCTCCCGCCTTCCCGCCTTCCAGGACCAGGAGGAGGGCATTCGGCTGAACCAGGACCTTCTCAAGATCGCCTCCCAGGCGCCGACCGACGTGTTCTCTGGTCCCCTAGCCGGCTTGCTCCAGGCCGAGTTCGGGCGGAATACTGGCACCATGGCGCAGATGCGGGGTGAGAGCCCGGCCGCGCAGAGGAACAATATTCTCTCGATGGTGGGTAAAATCCAGGACGACAAGCGCGACCTCTCTAAGGGCATCTTCGAGGCGATCGGCAAGCAGCGTGCTGGTTACACCATGACCACGATCGCCGACCAGCTCGCGCTCAAGTCGATCATCGACCAGATGAACAAGACCAAGGCCGAGGACCCGAAGAAATTCGAGAAGACCGGCCGCGCGGGGCCGAACCTCAACACGCTCGTCGAGAAGCACCAGAAGCGCATGGCGGACCTTGAGGGTACCCGCGTGACGATGAACGTGCTCGACGAGCTGATCGGCGGCATGGACAACTGGAAGGGCCAGGACATCCCGGGCGTGGGCGCCACGGGGCGCTTCCCCTCCCTTATGCTCTCCGACAAGGGTAAGGACATCCAGCAGACCTACTCCGACCTCAAGAACCAGGTGCTCAACATGCGCTCTGGTAAACAGATCAACGAGCAGGAATATCGGCGCTTGTCCAACGCTCTCGGCTCCGGTCTTACCGGCGACGACCACACCTTCGTGAACGCCCTCAAGCGCTTCCGCAAAGAGCTGGAGAGCGTGATGCGCCAGCGCGAGGCGGCCGTCAAGGGCACGGCCGTAGGCCCCGAAGTGCTCCGCCAGTACAAGGCCGGAGGCGGCACCCTCTCCGAGGACGCCTTCCCCAAAACGGCCCCTCCCCCGGCAGCCAAGGCCATGAGCTTCGAGGAGTGGAAGAAGGCCGGTAAACCGAAAGCGGGTCAGTAATGGCGAAGCAAAAGACGCAAGACGAAAAGGACTACGAGGAGTACCTGGAGTACCAGGAGTACCTCAAGTCCACCGAGACCCCGGCCGCTGAGCAGGTGGAGGGCATGTTGGACAAGCCCATCCGTGTGATGGACTACCAGCGCGCGAACAGCACCGCCCCTCTCATCGCCAAGGCCCTCTCCAAGATCACGGGGCGCAACGTCGCGCC